TTCTTGCACTTCGATCGAAGATACTCTCCTACCTCCTGAGGGGTAATGCCTTCGGCCTTCAAGGTGAAATCCCATACTGCGCATGGGCTATCCTGAGGCATCGTGCTGATACCAAATTCAAATGGGGTCGTATATATTTCGATTTCTTTTTTCAATAAAGGGGCTAAAAAAAGGGGCGCGAAACTAAAAGGGGGCTATAAAAGGGGGCCGAGTGGCCGTAGTTAATGAATGGTGACTCGACGATTTGCGAAGGGAACTTACGACCGGTACTTCCGGAAGAAGATGATGAAGCGTCGTGGGAGGTTCAATCGGACTCGTCGTACTTTTCAGAGTCGGGTGAAGAAAGCAGTGATGAAGACGGCGGAGACGAAGCATTTCGATATCGGATTGGAGAATCATCAGCTTTACCACAACCTCGGAAGCGGTGTAGGGGCGGTTCCTCCTACTACAGTGACTAGTATACAGACCTATTTTAATCCTTGGGAATACATTCAGCAGGGTACTACACGGCAACAACGTATTGGTGATAAAATTACTCCTGTTGGTATGTCTCTTAAAATGTACTTTGCTAACAAGTTTGATAGGCCTAATACTATGATTAGATTAATTGTGGCTCTAATGCCCAAGACTATACAAGGTGCTGTAACCGGTACGGCTCAAAATCCGTTTCAGATACCTAACTTATATTCCAACAACAATCATATGACTATGCCGGCGGATCAAGATAAGGGTATTAAATTCCTTTATGATCGCATACTTACCATCAATACCAAGGGAGCAATCAATATTGTGGGTGATTCTGCAAAGGAATACACTAAGGTTGTTAAGCTCTGGATCAAGCGTAGGCGTTCTGGTCCTATTGTTTTTGATCAATCCACTAACAACATTGTTAATCGTCCTATTGCTATTTATGCTATTCCCTACGAACAATACAGCACTCTACAAACAGCTAATGTTGCGAGCTGCGCTGGTTTTATGCGACTTTATTACAAAGATGTTTAATCGCTTTCGGAACTGGAGCTTGCCGAGGCCTCCTCGCTTCCAATCTGTGCAGTTGGATCCTCCTCGTCGGGCCTGGCGGCGCTTTTTGCAGGCGGGCGTGCGCCCTGTAACAATAGCAAAAAGCTTAGTTCCAGTATAGAATTAAATTTAACTTATTGGAACTATTGGAACTACCTGGAACTTGAATGGAACTAGTTCCATTGACTTTATAGTCCATAATTGCCAACGATCCCTTGATAGATAACTCATCTTGGGTGGCGTATTTGTGAATACAATGATATTTGGCTCGTCAATGTACTCAAAGACTCCCTTGTACCTCTTGTCATACACCATACCGTTCTTCAACGTCTCAATGCCAGAATACAGACCATACAGCTTTGTTTTCTTCATAGCACGGGGCATGTCAATCACATACAGACCACTGTACGGAAGAGACTTCACAAACTGAACCAAATCCTCGGCACACATCATTGGCGGGACAGGCTGACCAAGCTTATGCTGCCACACCCACTTACAGAACGATGATTTCCCAGAATTTCCTTCCGAATCAATGACAATGTGTATTTTCCTATCGTCGTAGTCCTTGGTTTTTTCCAGTAAAGATGACTGCCATGACAGCAATCCATTTTCCTTCATTTTTGTCACCGTTTTCAACTCCCGGCGCGGCGGTTCATACTCCTTATCAGACCACGGGCCTTCGGCCCTCGTCTGTTCTTTCATTACATAGAAGGCGCCTTTGGCGCCTTCACTCGAAGTCACACTCCAGTGGCACTTTCCTTCCCACTCATTGCATATTGACAGTAATCCCGACAATCGTACTTTCTTATGCAAGGAAACTCTTCCTTGATAATGCATGTAACCCGTGGCTTCGCCACGTTCCAGTTGGTATGCGTACTTCTTGCACTTCGATCGAAGATACTCTCCTACCTCCTGAGGGGTAATGCCTTCGGCCTTCAAGGTGAAATCCCATACTGCGCATGGGCTATCCTGAGGCATCGTGCTGATACCAAATTCAAAT